CCATATAATATAGTTGAAGTAAGTAATGTCGAATCGAGACTTGAAGTCGCCCTTGCGGGGTTTAAGAAAGATGAAGTATCCGTCTATACGGAGTTTGGAAAACTACATGTACAAGGCAAGAAAGAAGAATCAGAGGATGCTGGAACGTTTAGACATAAAGGATTGGCCAACAGGTCTTTCGATAGGGTCTGGACAATCTCAGATGATACCGAAGTACGAGAGGTTGAATTCAGCGACGGATTACTTGTGGTACGACTAGGAAAAATAGTTCCTGATCATCACACACGTAAGGACTACATCTAACATACATAGGGGGATTGACAAATGTTGATCTCCCTATTATAATATTAACTAACTAACCTAAAAGCATGGCCAAGAAGAAGGAACCTATAAATGTAACTCCTAAAGAGACTAAGGGTGCCATAGTCAATAGCGATAGAGTAAAGGTTGTCATCATGTTCAATGGTGATAATGTTATCTGCGATTTACAGGAAGCTGTAGATAAGGATAGTGGTGCTCGTCAAGCATATATTATGAACTATCCTTATAAGGTTGAGTATCAACAACCCCAATTGGATGGTACAGGTATTGTAGAAGATCCAGAAGTAAGAGTTAATTACTCACCATGGTGTCCTCTTACACCAGAGACTAGAATCCCAGTCAATCATAACATGGTTGTTACCATACTAGAACCAGTCCCAACACTTCGTGATACATACATTACTAATGTACAGAAGATGGGCGGTAGTGTAGCATGAGTGTAAAACTTTTATTATTAAAATCTGGTGAGGAAGTTATTACTGAGGTAAAGGAGATAACTGATCCTGATACTAAGGATCCTATAGGATTTCATTTACATAAACCTTTTAGATTGGATATTGTGTCTAATGATACTGGTATTGTTATCAATCAAGAGAAGGGTTATCAAGTATCATGGTTTCCATGGGCACCTTTGAGTAAGGATAGAGATTTCTATTTACCAGGTCATCATGTTCTTACAGCATATGATCCACTGGATGCTATAACTGAGCAGTATCTCGCTGCTATACAAGAAGAGAACTATGATAAGAGCTTCCAAAGGCATGAAGATATGATTGCTGGTAAGGATGCTGACGTTGATATGGAACAGCTATTTGCTGACGCAGAAAAATTATTGGAGGATGAAGATGGAAGTGATGGTAGTGATCTTGAGGTCGGGGATACACCTGATCAGTCAAGTGGAACAACTGGAGGAGGAACCGAATTGCCACCTACAGCATCCGTACCTAATCAAGGATGATGGTACACTAGAACCATGGCCCAGTTGGACAACTGACACAGACGTATTGCTTTATTCCGAAACTCTTGCTACAATAGTAGAACCTACGGAGACCATCCGTAATAAGTACGAGTTAGTTACTAAAGAATGAGTTTCTATACAAATGTTCAGATGGTCGGGGATAACCTGCTTTATCTTGGATACGAGAACGGACAACGTATCCAGAGAAAGTTCAAGTTCTCTCCGACCCTTTTTGTCGTTACTGATAAGAAGACTAAACATAGGACACTTGATGGTAGATACGCAAAGCCTATCAAGTTTGAATCAATAAGAGAAGCTAGGGCATTTAGAGACAAGTACAAAGACATAGACAATTTTGAGGTGCATGGGTATGACAGATATCTCTACCAATTCATATCAAAAGAGTTTCCAGCAGAAGTTGACTATGACCTTAAGAGTCTTAAGGTTACATCTCTTGATATCGAGGTGGCATGTGAAAATGGCTTTCCTAACGTGCAGGAATGCGCGGAACCTCTTCTCAGCATTACAGTCCAGGACTATATCAGCCGTAAGATCAAAGTATGGGGTACCAAACCTTATAGGACGGATCGCAAGGACGTTGAATATATCTTATGTGACAGCGAGGAACATTTGCTCCGTGGTTTTCTTCACTATTGGACTACTAATTTCCCAGATATTCTCACGGGGTGGAATGTAGAACTGTATGACGTACCATATATCTGCGGACGTATGGAACGGTTGTTTGGTGAGAAGGAGATGAAGCAGATGTCTCCATGGGGCATTGTTCATCGTGAAGAGATGGAGATCAAAGGTCGCCAACAGATTATATACAACATGTTTGGTATTAATGTGGTAGACTATCTTGACTTGTATAAGAAGTTTACTTATACCAATCAAGAATCATATAGGTTAGACCATATTGCCTTTGTTGAACTAGGAGAGAAGAAGTTAGACCACAGTGAGTTTGAAAACTTCAAAGATTTCTACACGAAGGACTGGCAGAAGTTCATTGATTACAACATCAAGGACGTGGAACTGGTAGTTCGTCTTGAAGATAAGATGAAGTTGATAGAACTTGCTGTTGCTCTAGCATATGATGCTAAAGTCAACATAAGAGATGTGTATTTCCAAGTACGCATGTGGGATACTATCATATATAATTTTCTAAAGAACAAAAATCTTGTTGTACCACCAGCAAAACGATCAGACAAAAACGAGAAGTATGAAGGGGCTTATGTCAAGGAACCGAAACCAGGACGCTATGATTGGGTTGTTAATTTTGACCTCAATAGCCTTTACCCTCACCTTATTATGCAATATAACATCTCACCAGAGACCCTCTGGGAGACTAGACATGCCAGCGCGAGCGTTGAAAGGCTTCTAAAGAAAGAGGTTGTTATTGATGGTGAGTTTTGTGTAGCACCTAATGGTGCACAGTATAGGAAGGACATCCATGGATTTCTTCCAGAAATAATGCAGAAGATCTATGATGAACGCACGTTATATAAGAAGAAAATGCTTCAGGCAAAGAGGGATTATGAAAAAAGTCCCACTGCTCAGCTACAAAAGGATATTAGTAAATTCAATAACATCCAAATGGCTCGAAAGATCCAACTCAATTCGGCTTATGGTGCCATCGGAAATCAGTACTTTAGATATTACAACCTACGCAATGCTGAGGCGATTACTTACGGTGGGCAGTTTAGCATCCGTTGGATTGAAAACAAAGTAAACGAGTATCTTAATAGAGTATTAAAAACAGAGGAGGTTGATTATGTTATTGCTTCAGATACTGATTCCATTTATCTTAATATGGGGCCTTTGGTCGAGACTGTATACAAGGGCAGAGAGAAAACTGATGAAAGCGTTGTCACGTTCCTTGATAAGGTCTGTGAGGTGGAACTTGAACCTTATATTGAAAGTTGCTACCAAGAACTGGCCGACTACGTAAACGCATACGATCAGAAGATGTTCATGAAGCGTGAGAACATTGCTTCTAGTGGCATATGGACTGCCAAGAAGAGGTATATTCTTAACGTATGGGACAGTGAGGGTGTCAGATATAATGAACCTAAACTTAAGATCATGGGTCTAGAGGCAGTGAAGTCTTCTACTCCTATGCCATGTCGTACTGCTATTAAAAAAGCATTAAAACTCATGGTGACGGGTACAGAAGACGAACTTATTTCCTTTATAGATACCTTCAGGAATGAGTTTGACTCATTACCACCTGAAGACATAGCATTTCCGAGGTCAGTTAATGGCTTACGCAAATTCAAAGCGTCAGGAACCGTGTATTCAAAGGGATGCCCTCTACATGTTCGTGGAACTTTGCTTTATAATTTTTATATCGCAAAAAACAAACTCGAATTCAAATATCCGTTAGTTCAAGAGGGTGAGAAGATCAAGTATCTGTACTTAAGAGTTCCAAACAAAATGAATGAGAACGTTATCTCTTTCCTTAACACCTTCCCTAGGGAGTTGGACTTGGAGAAGAGTATAGATCATGATGCCCAATTTAAAAAATCTTTTCTTGACCCTTTACGAATCATCACAAACGTGATAGGATGGGAAACGGAGAGAGTATCTAACCTTGAATTTTTATTTTCATGACTTCATCATTTTTAAACGAAATAGTAAAAACAATTGACAATGAATATGCTGGTCTCCTTTCTGAAGGTGGCGTGGGAGATATTGAATCTTTCGTTGACACTGGTTCTTATATTTTTAATGCTCTCTGTAGTGGTTCAATCTATGGAGGTGTTCCAAGCAATAAGATCACTGCCTTAGCAGGTGAATCTGGTACTGGTAAGACCTTCTTTTGTATGGGTATTGTCCAGAACTACCTAAGAGAGAACCCCGATGCTGGTGTAGTTTACTTTGAGAGTGAAGCTGCAGTCACCAAACAGATGATTGATGACCGTGGCATCGATGGATCACGTATGATCTTGGTACCTGTTACTACAGTTCAGGAATTCAGAACACAAGCTATACAAATCCTAGACAAATACTTAAAACTTCCTAAAGAAGAGCGCAAACCTATGATGTTTGTGTTAGACTCATTAGGAATGCTTTCAACTTCCAAAGAACTAGCAGACAGTGCCGAGGGTAAAGACACTCGTGACATGACTAGAGCACAGGTAGTTAAAGCAATCTTTAGAATACTTACCTTAAAATTAGGAAAAGCCAATGTCCCCTTACTTGTCACAAATCACACCTATGATGTTGTCGGTGCTTACGTTCCCACAAAGGAAATGGGTGGGGGTAGTGGTCTTAAGTATGCTGCTTCTACAATCATATACCTCTCGAAAAAGAAAGAGAAAGACGGTAAAGATGTCATCGGAAATATTGTCAAAGCTAAGGCAGCAAAGTCTCGTTTGACAGTAGAAAATTCACAAGTAGAAACCAGATTGTATTATGACGCACGAGGTCTTGACAAGTACTATGGATTATTGGAACTGGGTGAGAAGTATGGAGTCTTTACCCGTAAGGGCAATCGTGTCGCTGTTGGTGATACCTCTGTGTATCCTTCAGCTATCCTCAAAGATCCCGAAAAGTACTTCACTCCAGAAATAATGGAGAAGATTGACTGGGCTGCTAGTCAGGAGTATAAGTATGGTACTGATAAGTCATGAGAGTAGATCTATTTACCACACCCATTCGTAAGTATGCCATTGAAGATAACCAAATATTCTTAGACCATTGGCAACAAGAGTATAAGACTGAGAGATTCACTGAGGTATCACCTGTTATTATGGGGTATAATCAGATACCCCATCCACAGTACGAAAAGTATAGTGATATTATGGATCAGTTTATGTCTGACATTGGATGTTCTGATACTCATTCATGGAATTTTGAGGCATATATTTTTAAAGCATTTGAAAAGGGTGAAAGTACTGATAGACTTGATACTTTACCCAGTCACTATACATTTACTCATTACATAAGTGATTGTAAGAGATCAGATATGTACTGGCATCCACTACAGAGTACTATCCGTACCTTTGATCCTGGTGTAGAAGAGTGGACTGATACTAGTGGGGTTTACGTGAACCAAGGGGATGTTATAATACATCCATCGTGGATTGAGACTAACGTTCCTATGAATGAAAGTTCAGATCTCAGATTAACAATGACAATTCCAGTGACACTTACACGCAATGAGCAAGGTTGAGAATCTAATACTAAAGAACCTTCTTCTTGAGGAAGATTATGTTCGTAAAACTTTGCCTTTCATTAAGTCAGAGTACTTTTCGGAGATACTTGAGAGGAATTTATTCGGGGTAATATCTAAATACTTCACTGCATACAATGCTTTACCTACTAAGGAGGCATTGGAGATTGAAGTAGGGCATCTTGATACTATATCTGATGATCAGCACACTCAGATTGTGCAACTCATTAGAGATATTGATGCTGAAAAATCTGATCCTGAATGGATATTAGATACTACTGAGAAGTGGTGTAAGGAACGTGCTATCTACCTTGCACTCATGGAGAGTATAAAGATTGCAGAAGGTAATGATGAGAAGAGAGCTACAGGTGCCATACCTAATATCCTTTCTGATGCATTAGCAGTGGGATTTGACACCAATGTAGGTCATGATTATCTACAGGACTACGAGCAGAGATACGACTTCTACCATACCACTGAGGAAAAGATACCTTTCGATCTGGAATACTTCAACAAGATCACAAAAGGTGGACTTCCTAATAAAACTCTCAACATTGCTCTTGCAGGTACTGGTGTGGGTAAGTCTCTCTTTATGTGTCATGTTGCTAGTGGTGCTTTACTCCAGAATAAGAATGTACTTTACATTACTTTGGAGATGGCTGAAGAAAAGATTGCGGAACGTATTGATGAAAATCTTTTAAACCTTGATACAGAATCACTTCATCAGTTACCTAAGATGATGTTTGAATCTAAGGTAACGAAGCTTGCTCAGAAGACACAGGGTAAGTTAATTATTAAAGAATATCCTACTGCGTCTGCACATTCTGGACACTTTAGATCATTGATCAATGAGTTAGCACTGAAGAAAGATTTTAGACCTGATATTATATTCATAGATTACTTAAACATATGTGCATCTAGTCGTTATTCTAAGGTAGGCAATGTCAACTC